AATAATATGGCAGCAAAAGGAAATTGGACAATAGTATTTGAAGATAAAGCAATCATTAAAAATTATGCAGAAGGTGCTAATGAAGGTGTTGGATACAGAATTGATGATGATGCTTTTTGGAATGAATCAAAATTTTCTAATATTTGGGCTATTCAATACGGCACTTCTAATACTTCTGACGAAGTAGAGCACAGAGATGAAACTCCTCATTGTAGTTATGCAGATGCAGATTTAGGTGACATTAGTCAATTTAGTAATAGATGGGACTCAGCTCACTTATCTAAATTACAGTCAGATTGGGATGAAGATACTTTATCAATTGAAGATCCAGAAGGATCAGAAACTTTTAGAGACGAAACAGAATCGGAGAAAATTGCTAGACTAGGCGCAAGACCTACATCATATTCTTCGTAGGAGAAAACATGGCAAATTACGAAGCGACTAAATATGATTACTCAGGTGCAAGCCTTACTGGTATTGAAGGTATCCCTACAGCAACTATTATACCATGGTCTTCTTCTTCAGTACCATCAGGATATTTAGAATGTAATGGTCAAGCAGTTTCAAGATCAACGTATGCTGCTTTATTTGCAATCATAGGTACAACTTACGGAGCAGGTGATGGTTCATCTACTTTTCTTGTTCCAGATCTTCAAGATAATATAGCATTAGGTAAATCTAACAACAAAGCTTTAGCGTCAACAGGTGGTGCTAATACTGTAGCTAAAACTGGAAATATAGGTGGTTCAACAGCCAATGCAACTTTATCAACTCCACAACTTGCTTCTCATAATCACAATCAAGGAGTAGCTGCAGGTCCAGGTAGATTTAGAAAAATAAGTATACCCCAATATCAAGCAGCAGCTAAAAATGGATCAGCTACACCAAATACAGGTTCAGGTGGTGGACATTCTCACAATATGAGCGCCAATTTTTCTGGGGATGCAACTTCAGTTATTCAACCTTATTTAACAATTATATACGTAATAAAAACTTAGGATAAATTATGTCAAACTACGAAGCAACAAAATATGATTTCGACGCAGCAAACCTTACAGGTATTGAAGGAATTCCTACAGCAACTATTGTGCCTTGGTCTGATTCTTCAGTCCCATCAGGTTTTTTAGAATGTAATGGTGCAGCAGTTTCAAGATCAACTTACTCTGCATTGTTTGCAATTGTAGGTACAACTTATGGCGCTGGGGATGGTTCAAGTACTTTTAATGTACCTGACTTACAAGATAACGTACCGGTTGGAAAATCAAATAACAAAGCAGTAGGTTCAACAGGTGGTGCTAATACTGTAGCAGCCACTGGAAACGTAGGTGGTTCAACAGCTAATGCAAGTTTATCAACTCCACAACTTGCTTCTCATAGTCACCCAAGAGCTGCAACTTATGTTAGACCTCCAAATAAAAACAACAACCCTGGACAAGATAACCCAGAGTATACAGCATTCGGTAACACAAATACTAGTTTAGGTAACGCTGGTTCAGGAGGTGCACATAGTCATAATATGAGTGCAAACTTTAGTGGTGATGCTGTTTCAGTTTTACAACCTTATTTAACTATAATATATATTATTAAAACTTAGGATAAATTATGTCAAATTACGAAGCAACAAAATATGATTTCGATGGGGCAAACCTTACTGACATTGAAGGTATCCCTACAGCAACTATTATTCCTTGGTCTGATTCTTCAGTGCCGTCTGGATATTTAGAATGTAATGGCCAAACAGTTTCAAGGAGTACTTATTCAGCATTATTTGCAATTGTAGGGACAACTTATGGTGCAGGTGATGGTTCCTCTACTTTTGCTGTTCCTAATTTGTCTGACAATGTAGCAATTGGAAAATCTAATAATAAAGCTTTAGCATCAACAGGTGGTGCTAATACTGTAACAACAACTGGAAACGTTGCGGGGAGTACAGCCAATGCAACTTTATCAACTCCACAACTTGCTTCTCATAGTCACCCCAAAGGATACGCTAATTTTAATCCTGCTTATAGATCTAATAGACCAATGAGTCACCCATATCAAGGACCTACAGCCAGTCCATCTGGTTCAGGTAATACAGGTTCAGGTGGTGGTCACTCCCACAATATGAGTGCCAATTTTTCTGGGGATGCTACTTCGGTTGTGCAGCCTTATCTAACTGTAATGTATCTTATAAAAACTTAATTATTTTAACATCATCCAAGATGTTAAAATATATTTTTCACCAGAAAGTGGTGGGTTACCTCTGTGTAAATAAGGAAATGCTGCAGGCCAAATAACTATTCTACCTTTTTTAGGTTGTACTCTTTTTGAAAAATGTAAGAATTCTGTTTCTCCACCTTCTTCAACATCATTTAAATATATTGAATAAACAAAAGCTCTAGGTTCATTTTCATGTCCTTTTCCATGTTCTATATGCCAAACATGATAACCTTCTGTAGGTAAAGTTTTTTGTATTTTTAAATCTGTAAAATAAAAAGACTCTTCATAAGCTTGGTCTGCACCTGTATTTTTTACATAATGATTCCAAGCTATATCAAAATTTAACATCATTGGTTTTAATGATTCCCACCAAACATCTATATTATTAGGTGCTGCAAAATATTGTTGATCTTGTTTATGTGTTATAGATGATTTTTCAAAAGCTATTCTATTTAATGTATTATTAAATTTATTTTGATCTTCAAATAATTTAATAGCTTTATCGCATTCTTCTGGTCTAATATAATTATCATAGACACCTATGAAGTTAGTTATATTAACGGTTTTTTCAATCGCATCCATTTTAAATCCTCTTCGTGTGCTTTATTTCCTGTATTTTTAAAATACTTATCATATTGATGTCTTGTGAAATGTCCAGCTTTATCTACATAGTGAAAAAAAACTTGTGCCATACCTTCACCTTTATATATGCCTGGTCTTTCATGTTTTTGAAAAACTCCATTATATATAATACCATCACCTTCATCCAATTCAAATTTTTTACCTTCAATTACAATAGGCCAGTTATCATTTTTTTTAATACATGCAGTAATAGATACTTCACAAGAAGGTCTATCTCTATGTTTACGTAGCGATCCTCCGTATACATAATATCTCCAATATGTATATGTTGGAAACAAACTTAATTTAGATTCTTTTTCTACCAAAGATAATTTAGTTTCTAACAAAGTATCCATTAAAGAATCATTGTACCACGCCGGAGAAAAAGATTGAGGATCAATAAAATAATCTTTAGTGGAATGTAGTTTATTAAAACAATATTTCTGAAGAATATTTAATTCTTCTTTACTAAAAAAATTTTTAATTAATTTATTTTTTATTGTAGCCATGCAACTATACTATACCTTGTTCCTTTTGTAATGGGTTGAATACCATGTGGATACATGAAATTACTTGGAAAAAATACTATTGATCCAGTGTTTAGTTTTAATCTTTTTATTTCTTTTTGTTTTTGATCTGCAAAAACTAAATCTCCACCTTCATACTTATTATTTAAATTCATAATAATACTTAAATGTCTTGGTGCAGATGTGCCTTGATCGGTATGTGAATCATATTTTCCACCAACCCCATATTTTAATAAATCTATTTGATTAATTTCAGAACTTTCCATCGCTGGAAATTTAATTTTATAAAAACTATATAATCTTTCTATTTCTTTCTTTATATAATTCCAATAAAAAATGTTTGTAGGAGTTTCATTATTTACATGAAAGCCTTTTACATTTCTTACATTTTTATGTAAGCCTCCAGTGGTAGTTAAATATTCTTTTGCTCTATGATCTATAAATGGTATCATTTTTTTTATAAAATCTTTATCAATTATATTATCTAATTTAACAACTGCTTCTAAATGATCCATAATTTTATTAACAAACTTTCCCAGCGTTGAAAGATATTATTAATCTTTCCTCGTCTTTTTTCAATGTTTTAACTTCATGAGGAATCATTGAAGGAAATAATAATAATGTATTAGCTTTAAATTTATGATCATATGGATTAAACTTTTTACTGTAGAAAACAGTTGGGCTAGGATTGTTTCCTTTTATATAAATAATTCCAGAATATATAGAAGATTCATGAAAGTGAATAGAGTGACCATGATCTGTATTATATAACTGAGCCCAATTGTTATCTAGAAACAATTTATGTTTATCTAAAATATTAGTGATTTGTTTTTTTAAATTTTTTAATATAGGAAAATTCAAGATGTTAAATGTGGTAAAAGTAGTTTTACACTCTGAGATTTCTTTGGACCCATATGCATCTAAATTTTTTACCATCATTAAAATTTGATTTACTTCTTCATTGGTAATTTTTAATATATATTCATAGAATAGATTTTCATGAGCAAATGGATCAAACTTTACCATATTATATTGATACTTTCATTTTCCTTATTTATAAGATATAAAGCACTATATGCTACAAAAATTAAATTTCAAGCCTGGTTTTAATAAGATGACAACAGAATCCGGAGCCGAGTCTCAATGGGTTGATGGTGATTTTGTCAGATTTAGATATGGACTACCTGAAAAAATAGGTGGTTGGAATCAATTAACAGCAGGTAGTCTAACTTTACCTGGAGTAGCACGTGCTCAACACAGTTTTACAAGTATCGCTGGAGAAAAATATGCAGTGATAGGGACATCACAAGGTTTATTTCTATATTATGGAAATGACTTTTACGATATATCTCCGTTAGATACTGCTATTACTGGATTTACTTTTACATCTACAACTGGATCAGCAACCGTTACAATTAATAAAACATCTCATGGTTTAACTGCAGGTAGATTTTTTACATTTACTTCTGTAACATTACCTGGAGGCGGTGCTACAGGATACACAACATCTGATTTTGAAGACACGCCTTATGAAGTTGTAACAGCAGATACAAATAGTTTTACAATTACGATGGCATCAAATGAATCTGGAACTGGAATGACAGCTGCAGGTTCTGCAACTGTTAATCCTTACGTTCAAGTTGGTCCTACATTTCAAACAGCAGGATATGGTTGGGGCACAGATACTTGGAGCACATCAACTTGGGGCACAGAGAGAACAACTAGTGACGTAATTCTGGAACCAGGAAAATGGAGTCTTGATAATTTTGGACAAGTATTAGTCGCAACTATTGCAGGAGGAAAAACATTTACTTGGAATGCAGGTGCAGCAAGCGCAAGAACAATTAGAGCGTCAACAACAACTACAAATTTTGAAACAACAAACAATCCAACGTCATCTAGATTAACACAAGTGTCAGATAGAGATAGACACTTGTTTCATTTTGGAACAGAAACAACAATTGGTAATTCATTAACTGTTGATCCGATGTTTATAAGATTTTCTAATCAAGAAGATTTAAATACGTATGCATCAAATATTACAAATACTGCAGGTAGTTTTAGATTGGATAAAGGAAATAAAATTGTAGGAGCTGTATCTGGTAAAGATTATACTTTAGTTTTAACTGATAGCTCTGCGTATGTAATTCAATTTGTTGGTCCACCATTTACTTTTTCTGTAAAACAAGTTGGTACAAATTGTGGATTGATTGGTCAAAAAGCTTTGAGTTACTCTAATGGTATTGTATTCTGGATGTCAGGTGAAGGTGGATTTTTTGCATACGATGGTACTGTTAAATCATTACCTTGTTTAGTTGAAGACTTTGTATTTAATACTGATGGTGATAATTTAGGTATAAACTTTAATGCAAGCGAACTTGTGTATGCAGAGCATAATACACTTTATAATGAAGTAAATTGGTTTTATCCAAAATCAGGATCAGAGCAAATAGATAGAGTGGTTACATATAATTATGGGGAACAGGTTTGGACTACAGGATCACTAGCTAGAACAAGTTATATAGATACAGGTGTATTTGATGCACCCTATGCAACAGAATATAATAAAACTGCAACTCCAAATTTTCAAATTCAAGGTATAACAAATAGATTTGGAGCATCAACTTATTATGCTCATGAAGTAGGAACTGATCAGGTAAACAGTTCAGGTACAACAGCGATTGCTGCTTTTATTAAATCTGGAGATTATGATATTACATCAAGTAAAAGCGCCCTGGGTCAGGCCACAGGAATGGTAAACTACAAAGGAGATGGAGAGTTCTTTATGTCTGTTAAAAGATTTATACCTGATTTTGCTATACAAACAGGTAATACAAAAATCACATTACTATTAAATAACTATCCGAACAATACAGCATCTAGCTCACCGTTAGGTCCCTTTACAATTACATCATCTACTGATAAAGTAGATACCCGTGCAAGAGGAAGACTCGTAGCACTAAAGATAGAAAACGATGGCACAGGTGAAACTTGGAGATATGGAACTCTAAGACTTGATGCACAACCAGACGGAAGAAGATAATGGCAAACATTTTTGATGTACCACTTTATAATTCAATTATATATCCACGAACTCCAGCTATAGGTATAGAAACTTTAAATCAAATTCCACCTATGGAAGATGATCTACCATACGCACCTGAATATGGTGAAGGTTTTTTAATGAATACTACATTACCGTATGAGCAATTTCTTACACCAAAAATAGACATGGGAGCTATGGGAGTTACTCCACAATTAGCTCAAAACATTCCTACAACCTTTAGTAGTCTACCTCCAAATCTAGGTGTTGCTACTCAGGCTAATGAAGAAACAGAAGAATATGAAGTTGATGAATTTGGTTATAGAAAAGAACCAAATAAATTAGGAGGCATTTTAGATTTATTTGCAGGCATAGCAATACCTGGTTATGGTATACTAAAAAATATGGCTCGAGGTGGTTTAGACGGATTAAGAAGATTAGGTCAATCTGATTTTGCTCAATCAGAAACTCATATGGAATTTTTAGATAGAATAAGAAACAAAAACACTAGAACAAATGATTCTTCAGCAGCAGACCTACAAACTGAAATGGCAAACAGATCATCAGCTGTTCAAACTGATCAAGATAGAGGTAGAGGAGATAGACCTGGTGGAGCTAATCGTTCTACTTCTTCTAGAGGACACAGCTACAGTAGAGACAGTTCATCATTTGGAAAGAGTTTTCACGGTGGCTAAAATAACTTCATACATACCTGAACCAAAGGAAGAATATGATGCTGAAAACCAAAGACAGATTCTTCGTGCAATTGATACAATCAAAAATGAACTTAATACATCTTTCTTAGAAGATTTAAAACAGGAGCAAGAAAGATTTACTTGGTTAATGCATGGCTAACATATATAAAAACGCAAAGGCAGATTTAGATTCTACAAGTGAAGTAACTTTATATACTTCACCTTCAAACTCTAGAGCTATAATAAAATCTATTTTACTTCATAATGATTCAGGATCTGGTGCTGATATTTCAATGAAAGTTGTTAATGCTTCTTCAGCAGAGTTTCCTATATTTACACAACTTTCAACAACTGCTAGATCAACAAGTCAAATATTGACTGAGCCATTAATTCTTGAAGAAAGTGAAGCGTTAAAATGCACAGCCAGTGTAGCTGATAGATTAATAGTAATTGTATCTATACTTGAAATTAATAAAGATTAGTGTTATTAGAATAACAGAATGAATAAAGATAAATTAGAACACACTCACGATAATGGCGTTACTCACTCTCATGAAGGTGGTGATGTTCCACATACACATGATATACCAAAAATAGATTGTGTTAGTACAACAACATACAGAAATACTAAAACTGGAGAAGTGTTTAAAGAGAAAGTAGAAGGACCTGATATTGTACAAGATGTTACAGTTCAAATTACTAATAAAGGTCTTGAAGTATTTCAGAAAGTAATGAATCAAAAAAATGATAAAGATAATAAGTAACGTCTTAAATAAAGAAGAGTTGTTTGCCCTGCATACAGGTTTGGTTTCAAATAATATGTGGTCATTAAATAGAAATAGCACAATAAATGGAATAGGTGGTGCTTTTCCTGGAGTTATATTTATGGATAATGAGGAAGTAGTATATAATGATTCTTATTGGTTGGGATATTTTAATTGTTTATTTGATAGAATAAATACAGAATTACGAAAACAACATAATTTTCAAATTCAAAGAAGAATAAAAAGAATAGCTTTGAATGCTCAAAATGATAATCATTTTACAGAATTTCATCAAGACAGTAATGATACTAGTTATAGTATTGTAGGATTTTTAACACCGCAATGGGCCGAAGATTGGGGAGGAGAATTAAATATAGAAGGAAAAGTTATTAAATATAATCCAGGTGATTTTATATTATTTGACTCTAACCAACTACATGCATCACAACCAATAAAAAAAATACCATATTGGAGAACATCAGTTAGTTATGTCATTCACAAATAATAATCCTAGAGGTGGAACAGAATTACAATTTGAGTTTTTACAAAAACATGTAGATTCTAAAATATTAAATCAGGTACAAATATGTACATCAGTGCCTGAAAAGATTCCATTACATCCAACTAAAGTAAATATACTTTGGCAAAAAAATTCTTACGATCAACCGAATCTTGCACCATGGTTTAGTGATTCAACTAATCACAGTAAGTACGATTGGTATGTATTTAATAGTCATTGGTCATATGAAAAGTTTAGAACATACTTTAAATTACCTACTGAAAAATGTGTTGTTATAAAAAACGGTGTAGAGAAAATAGAACCTGTAGCAACTACATATCAGAAGGGAAAAGAAATTAAGATAATACATCAAAACACACCTTGGAGAGGATTGAATGTTTTATTAGGTGCGATGCAGTTAATAAAGAACCCACTAATTACATTAGACGTATATTCTTCTACAGAAGTATATGGAAAAGATTTTTACGAACAGAATGATAAATATTATAAAACACTTTATGAACAAGCAGATTTATTACCTAATGTAAATTACATCGGTTACAAATCAAATGAATATATTAGAGAACATTTAAAAAATTATAGAATGTATGCATATCCAAGTACATTTGAAGAAACATCTTGTATCTCTTTATTAGAATGTATGTCAGCAGGTTTGTATTGTATAACAACAGATCTGGGTGCATTGTTTGAAACAGGTGCAGAGTTTCCTATCTACATTCCATATACAGATAACTATAAATTATTGGCTACTAAATTTGCTGCTGCTATCGAAGCAGCTGCACAATCTTTAGAAAGTGAAGCAGTAAACGAACATTTAAAATTTCAAATTAAATATACAAATAAATATTATAATTGGGATAAACAGGGTTTATCTTGGACACGATTTTTACAAGGAGCAATCAATGCAAAACAATGATCCAATATGGTTTAATAAACAAGAACCAAATAAAGACACTTATCAAACTATAAAAACAGGTAGTGTTGTTACCGAAATAAATGTAGGTGGTAAACCTAAGTATAAAATTATGGTATGTACACCATGTCACTCTGATGTGTCTATGCATTACACACAAGCGGTGTTAAAGTTTCAACAAGAGTGTATTAAAAATAATATACTAGTTAGTTTTACATTATTAAAATCATCTTTAGTTACACAAGGTAGAAATCTATGTGTAGCTGATTTCTTGAGTCATGAACACGATTATGAATATTTATTGTTTATAGATTCAGATATAGATTTTCAGTTTTCTACTATCATGAAAATGATTGAAAAAGATAAAGATGTTATCGCATGTCCATATCCAATGAAGACTATCGATGAAGATAAAATGTGGCTAGCACTTACAGAAAAGTATGAAATGATAAGAAAGAAAAGCGATGTTATCAAGTCTGGATATATGTATCCAATAAAGGTACCAGATAAAAACAGAATTGTTATGGAGAATGATATAATAGAAACAACGCATGTGCCTACAGGATGTATGTTAATAAAAAGACATGTTCTTACAAAAATGATAGAAAAATATCCTGAATTAGAGATATTTCAACCAACTATTATTAATGGTAAAGAAGTAAAGAAACCTAATTTTTATAATTTATTTGATACTTTACATGACCCAGATACTAAGAGATACTATGGCGAGGACTTTGGTTTTTGTCAAAGATGGACAGATATGGGTGGTAAAGTATTTGCTTATGTGTCTGACTATATAACACATGTTGGAGAGCACTCTTATTGTGGTCGTTTCTTAGATGAATTACAGTCTTTAAAACGTGTTGACGATAGCGAAAAAATCAAATAAACTGAGATACTACAGGAATTATACCTGCTCTAAACTAGTTTAATTTATATATATGACAATATCACGTATGCAACAACCGAGACAAATGTATCAGGATGGCAGCATCATGCCTAGACTAAATCAATTAGGTAGTGGTGTTTCTTCTGCAGAACAAATGTTACAAGGTATTAATCAAAGATTAGATTCAGCTGAATCTACTTTAGGTGAAGGTGGTGCTATGCAACAACCCGCTTTGCAACAACCAATTGGACAACCAACACAAACGACTCCTTTTAATGGAAGAACTGTTGGTCTTATGCAACTTCCTCTTGGTGGTATGTTAGGTCCTACAATACCAACTGCAAATAATGTATCTCAAGGTAGGGAATCCTTTTTTGGTCAACCTTTGTTTGATACAGATGGATTTAGATTAGGAGATCAAAGATATGGAACTGGTTTAGTTGGTGGACCATCAATGGCATTACCTGGTTCCGGTTTAACAAATCAAACACCATTTCAATCACCAATAGTAGGAGCTATGAGAGGCATGGCAGCAGATGGTGGAATGATGGGTAGACAAAATTATGGCTTAGGTAGCCTTGTTAAATCAATTGGTAAAGGGATTAAAAAATTTGTTAAATCTGATTTAGGTAAAGCAGCACTTTTAGGTGTAACTGCTTTTGGATTACCTGGAGGAGCATTGGGTATGAAAGGTTTTTTACCACAAGCTTTTAAAACTGGAGCAAAACAATTTTTATTTGGTGGAGGTACAAAATTTTTACCAGGACCTGCAGTAAAACAAGCTGCAGTTTCAAAACCAGGTATTTTTGGCGCACTTAAAAATTTTGTAGGTTCAAATATAGGTACAATAGCTTCAACAGTTATTCCATCTGTATTAGCTGCAGCAGGAGCTAAAGAAGAAGATATGCCGGAACTTCAACAAGATTCAGGAAAACTAGCTATGTTGTTAGAAAAAGGATACAGAAATTTAAATCCAGGTGTGTCAGACGAAGAAGTTGCTGAATTTGTAAGAACAAATGTAGCAGAAGGAGGTAGAATCGGTTATGCTATGGGTAGTCCAGAAGATAACGCGATTCAGGCAGCAGGCATCGAGGGTCTTCGATTAAATAAAAACCCTGCAGGAGTAACTGAATTAGACCTTAGAGAAACAGGTGGATTTATTCCTCCAGTTGGTGTAAAAGAAAAGGCAGATGACATTCCAGCAATGTTATCAAATAACGAATTTGTAATGACAGCAGACGCTGTAAGAGAATTTGGAGACGGTGACGTCGATAAGGGTGCAGAACGTATGTACGCTATGATGAAAACATTAGAAAACGGAGGAAGAGTATAATGGCAGAAGTCCAAGAGAGTAGAGTATTACCAGCGCCGTTTATAGAAGCGGAAGCAAAACTTTATTTAGATGATTTACAAAAAGCGATTGGTGGATATAAAACTGCAGATCTAACTAAAACATTTGGTCCACAGTTTATAGCAGAACAAGACGCATTACAAAAAAGAGCGCAGGAATTAGCGGAAACAGGTATTGGTGGTTATCAACCATTCTTACAAAGTTCACAAGCTGCTCAAGCACGAGCTGCAGAAGCTGCTCAAGCAGCAGGTCAATTTGTAGGACCTGATGCATATAAAGATTTTATGTCTCCTTATCAACAGGAGATAATTGATACAACTCTTTCAGAATTTGACAGACAAACACAAGCAGGTTTACCATCACTTAGAAATCAAGCGATTCAAGCCGGTGCATTTGGTGGAGCAAGAGAAGGTGTTCAAGAAGCAGAATTTTTATCTGGTCAAGCTAGAAACAGAGCTGCACTACAAGCACAATTATTAGGACAAGCATTTGGTCAAGCTCAACAGGCATCGGGTAGAGCTTTTGGTCAACAACAAGCTTTAGCAAACCAACAACAACAACTTGCCGCAGCTCAATTAGGATTAGGTAGTGCACAGCAATCATTCTTAGGTCAAGATGTAGGAGCTTTATCAACTTTAGGTGCACAAAACCAAGCACAGAAACAAGCAGAGTTACAAGCAAGTCAACAGCTAGCTCAACAACAATTAAATCAACCTTTAACAGCTGCACAACAATATGGTTCTGGAGTTACAAGTTTAATTTCAGGATACCCAGGTAAAACTGTACAAGAAGTTTCTCCTTCACCAAGTGCATTACAAACTGGATTAACCACAGGTGCAACGTTGGCTGGTATCTATAGATTATTTAACCCACCAGGAAAACAATCATAATGAAAACTTTAAGAAGACCTATGTTTAGAAGAGGAGGTGAAGTCGATGGTGGCATCACTTCTGGTATGAGATCAAATTTTAGTCAGGGTTCATACAGAGAAAGATTTGATAAAATTATGCAAGATTATTCAGCACCTGCTGTTGATCCTATTGCACAGTTATTAATACAAGGTGGACTAAGAGGTTTTTCAGAAACAGGTGGCGGTTCAACACTAGGTAATTTAGCGAAAGCTTTTGAACCTGCAGTTGGTCAAGCATTTCAAACTATGGGAAGCCAAAGAGATGCAGCAAAACAAGCTGCACTAACAGGTTTAGAAATAGATATTGGAGAAGAGAGAAGAATAGAAGATCTTGCAAGAGAAGCTAAACAAAGAAAAGAAGACCAAGATTTTGATTTAAGTAAAATAGATACTAAATCAAAAGCTGATATAAAAAAGTTAGAGAGAGAATATGAATTAAAAGATCAGTATGGAACAGGAGCTTCTACTTTACAAAAAGATTATTCACCAGAAAGAGTTTATTATGAAACTTTAAAAGAATATACTGATCCAAAAGCTGCTGGTTATATTACTACAATTCAACAAGAATACCCTGAAGCATTCGCAGAATTTGCTGCATATATTGGACCATCGATTAGAAAAAACGAAAATTTAAAAGGTGGTTTTATAGGAACTTTACCTAATAGAAAAAAAGGAAAAACAAGAGAATATATATTTGATGAAATGATTCCGGGTGCTATTTATTTTAAACCTGACACAAAAAGATTGTATGAAAGAGATCCGGAACAAAACATATTAATTGAATATGATCCGTATTCAGGTAAAAAATTAAGAGAAATACCATTAGAATAGGAGGGTTAAATGGCGACATATGACCCAACAAAAAACTTCCCCACAAAAAAGAAGTTAGCAAAAGGTGAAATAGAAGATTATATTGATCTTACTCCTGAAGCTGAAGAAGATAACGAGATATCACAATTTGAAGCTGGACTTGCAGGTGTTGCATCAGGTATTTTAAAAATACCTGAAGGCTTTGTATCTTTAGGTGCTGAACTTATGGATGCAACAGGTTTATCACAAAATGCAGCGGCAAAAGTAGAACAAGTTTTTGACAAAATAAATCCATTTGAAGAAATAGCAGAGCAAAAAACTGCAGGTAAAATTGTAGAAGCATTAATACAAATGGGTGTGCCCGCAAGTATTGGTGCAAAAATTGCATCTAAATTAGCAACCAAAGCATTACAAGCAAGAAAAGCTGGAACGTATGTAAATCTAAAAGGTAAAAACGTACGTAAAGGTATGCAACAAGTTTATAAATTAAATGATAAAGCAAGAGCTACAAGATTTGGAGCTGCAGTGGTTGGAGGTGCAACCGGTGAAGTATTTGTAGGTGATGCAGAAAAGATAGGAACATTTGGAGATGCATTTCAAATTGGACCAACACAATTAGATACAGAAGAATCAGCTGATCCAAAAGAAGATGCAGCAAGAAAGCTTTTAAACAGAGTTAAATTTGGTGCAGATTCAGTATTATATTTTCCATTTGTATATGGTGCAACTAAAATAGTAGGTAAGGTTGGTAAGTTTGGAAAAGATTTAGCATTTAGTTCTTCTAAAATAAATAAAAGAATAGATCAAATAGCAGGAGCCGTAAGGCCAACATCAAATAAACCAGAGGCTATGTTTTTAGCAAAGAATCAAGAGAATGCTCGTAAATCTGCTGACGCTAACTTTGCAATGGAACAAGTAAAAAGAATAGATAATGAAGTTGGTAAAATGTTTCCAAGTATTAAAACTTTATTTAATAAAGGTCTAAGAGAAGATTATCAAAAACAACAAGCAGAGTTTTACAAAGATCTAAAAACTTTAATGTTTGAAGGTGATATGTCTAAAAAATTAGGTGATACACCTATCGCTAAAAAATTACAAAAAACAATGACTGATGGTGGTTTAAATTCAGAATCAAGAAAAATAGTTTTTGATGCTATATATAATTCTAGACAAAAGTTTGTAAATTTAGTTGAAACTATTAAAGAAGGTAGCACAGCTGCTGTAACATTACCAAAAGATGTAAGAAAACTATCGGGACTAATGGGTGATAGATTAAAAATTATGTTGGGCGGCACATATAAAATATTTCAAAACCCATATGTAGATGCATTAACAGGTTATAAACCAACGGATCAATCTATAAATAATGTAAAAGAAATATTAAAAAGACACGGTCAAAAACATGGAAGAGAATTATCTGATGATGAATTATCATACAGAGTAAATGAAATATTAGATAGTGCAATTAAGTTTACACCTAAAACACAATTACCATCATTTAAAATGACTGATTTAACCATAGGTGCAAAGACTCCAGATGTTAGAAAAAACTTTGTACAAATGATGAGCAAAAAAAATAAAAATGGTGATCCTGCTACTGAGATTATTGGTAAAGGAAGTAAGGCATTTAGAGAATTATTTGGAGAAGTAGATGATGCAAGAGAATCTATTTATAGTGGAATTGGATTATTATCTAATCTTGCAAGAAGATCAGAGTTTATTGATGATGTATTAAAAGCAAATGATGAAGCTCTAGAAAAACAGACTAGAAAACTTTTTTATGCAGATAAAAATGAAGCAATTAAACAACTTGGAGCCGGTGGTCTAAATAAAATTGTATCTTTAGATGAAACACTGGAAGGTATGTTTAAGAATGGAGTTCTTGTAAACAGACTAAAAGGATTACACACAACACAAGAGATAGCCGATTCTTTTGAAGCAGTAAACAAACTTAGTAATTTTTTTATACGAGAAGGTAAAGTAGCTGATGCATATAAGTATATATTTTTATATCCAAAGGCAGGAGCACAGATTGCAAAAACAGTTCTATCACCTACAACACACATAAGAAACTTTTTATCTGCATCTGCTTTCTCTGTTGCTAACGGTACATTATTTACAAATCCTTCATTGATTGTAAGAGCAATGAACAAAGCACGTAAGTCTGTTCAGTTAGGTGTTAGATCACCTGAGGCGATGGATGAATATAGAAGATTGTTAGAGTTAGGTGTTGTGAATACCCAAACAAAAATGGGAGACTATCAAGCTTTGTTAAAAGATATTGAATTAAATCCTGATGGTGGTTTCTCAACTAATGCATTTAAAAGAATGCTACAAAAATTATCTAGAGCAACTAAACCTGCAACAGATTTATACACAGCTGAAGATGATGTTTATAAAATTTATAACTATTGGGTAGAAAAAGAAAGATTAGGTGATGCATATTTAAAAGCTGGTATTAAAAAAACTAATCAACAATTAGAAGAAGAAGCAGCTAACATTGTAAGAAACACTGTACCCAACTATGCATATGTATCTGATATTGTAAAAGGTTTAAGGTCAACACCTTTTGGTAACTTTGCATCTTTCCCAACTGCAATTATGAACAGCGCTGTTGGTATAGGTAGTAGAATAACAAGAGAAATGAAACATTCTAAACCTACAAAAGGATCAAATATGACACCTATGGTTTTTGAAATAGGTAAAGGTTTTGTTAAAAATGACAATCCTTTATATGGAATTGGTATGAAGAGATTAGTTGGATCTGCAACTGCTTTTGGATCAATAGGAGTTGGTTTAGGTGCAGGATTTAAAGCTGTCAATGGTACAACAGATGATCAAGAAGCAGCTCTTGAAAGATGGGTTGCACCGTATGAAGTTGGTGACAAGAAATTTATTTCTTATGAAGAAGATGAAAATGGAAAACGAACATATTATTATCAGAACTGGAGTAATAACAACGCTTACGATTATTTGGAGCAACCATTTAGAACAATGTTAAGATCAGTTCAAGAAGGTATTGAAAAAGATGATCAACTTATAAATGGATTTATTCAAGGTATATCTGATGCATTTAGTAGATCAATTGAACCTTTTACATCAGAGTCAATTGCACCTGAAGCGATTATAGATATTATTGCAAGGGGCGGTGTAACTGATTCAGGTAAAAAATTATATACTGAGGAAACACCTATTCCAGACAAAGCAAGAATAATTATGGAACATTTACTAGAAACACAAGTTCCATTTTCTAAATCACAGTTATCTAGAATATATTATGCAGCAAGAGGACTACCTGATCCAAAAGGAGAAATATACGATTTAGAAAAAGAATTACCAGGTTTATTAGGATGGAGATTAATTAAAATAGATCCTGTTAAAGGTCTTAATTTTAAAATAACTGAATTAGATAAATCATCTAGAAATGGTGTAAGAGAATTTACAGGTGGTGACACAAGATTATTATCTTCACCAAGTACTGCAAAAGAAGTTATAAGACAATTTTTTATTGCTAATAGATCTATATTTAATTCACAGCAAAAAATGCATTTAGATTTAAAAGCAGCCAACCAATTTGATGTAGATGACTCTGAACTAGCGGCAGTGTTTGAAGATAGGGGTATATCTAAAAAAGAATACGGAGCTTTGTTTGGTGGTGATTTTAGACCTTACACACCTTCACAAAATATTGTAGAAAAATTTGCTAGAAAAGCAGAAGAGTTTAGAGAAGCTAATCCGGAGTACAGCGACCCTTTTCAAGAAGCTTTACCTACAATTATAGAAATGATTCAAGAATTTTCTGGAGCTGATTTATCTGAATCATGGAAATTTAAACCATCAGATTTTGGACTAGAAGAAGTAGATGAAGAAATACAATTTAAAGACCCAACAGTAGGTTCATTACCTGACCTACCAATGCCTAGTCAAGAAGTGGTACAGACAGTAGAGATTAAGGATCCAGGTCTCATGAATCAGGGTTTGACACAAATAGAAAACGCTCTACTATCTGAAGAAGAAAAACAAATTAGACTAAGACAAAGAGGATTAGCGTAATGCCTAACGGTGATAAATTAAGACCTAAAACTACAAGAGAACATTTACTTGCTATCTACGGATATATAACGGGTATGAAAAAAGACATGAAACACATGCATAATGGTATTCACGATTTGGGCGGTAAGATAGATAAAATCTATTGGGCATTATTAGCGACGGTGGGGGCTGTCGCACTTTTATTATTAGAGAAAGTTATAGATAAAGGTTGGTTCTAGATCCACTCTCTAAAATCTTCATCCATAATTGTATTAGCAATGTTAACTTTATTACGTAAAGCTTTTACAATTCTTTCATCAATAGTATCTTGACTCATTATATCTATATAAGTCATTTTTCTTGTTTGACCTATACGATCAATACGTGCTTCTGACTGTTGTCTTTTTTCAAGATCGTAACCATTAGAAAAATAAATCATATTACTACCTGCAGTTAATGTAATACCGTAACCACCAGTGTGAGTGGTTCCTACAAAGAATCTACAGTTATCATTGTTTTGAAATTTTTTAATGTTAGCTGATCTAGCATCTGTATCTGTTGCACCATAATAATCTACAACAGAATCATCACCATATACTTTTTTAATCTCTGCAATAATTCTTCTTACATCATGGGTGTAGTGGGACCATATAATAGTTTTACCTTCTACATTTTCTAAGATGTTCATTAATTCACCAAGCCTACTACAAGGTAAATCTTTTATCGTACCATCATCAGCAGTAAAATGTCCACAAGTAATTTGATGTAGTCTCATTAATTGTGTCATAACAGTTGCTGAAGATTGCATCTTACCATCTAAAAAAGCTATTGCTTCTTTTTTCATTTGTTCATATACTTTCTTTTGTTCTTTTGTAAGTTCAACATAATGCTTGACATAACTTTTTTCAGGTAAATCTAAACAATCATCTTTCAATATTCTTTTAGAAAAAGGTTTTATCTTATCGGATAACTCACCAAGATTTCTGTAGCCTACAACTATTTCTACTTGACGACCATTAACTTGAATCTTTTTACAGATAGAATATCTAGCACGAAATGTGTAGTAAGATTGATGGTCCAGGAGCCAGGGATCAAGAAACTGACATTGACTAAATAAATCTAGCGGTGATTTAGTTACAGGAGAACCTGTTAGTATTCTTCTATACTTACAATCTTTTCTAAGTGATAAAATATTTTTAGTTCTATTTGATGTAGGTGTTTTAATTGTAGTTGATTCATCAATTGCAATCATTGATTTGTGACATGATAAAAATTTTTTAGCAAACTGTGTTCCAGTACCAGATGAAAAAGCTTCTACGTTCATAATTAAAATATGAAAATCTGTTTCTGATTTAAATAAAGTATTTAAGATATCTCTTTGTTTTTTAGATTTGTCAGATGTTTTCCAAAGCACAACTTTTTTCTGTATATGATCTGGTAAGTGAGTTGGTATTTCAGAATCATACCAATTTTTATATACACCTTTTGGTGCAATCAATAACAGTCCATTTATAAGACCTTTGTCATATAATACAGCTGCATTATCTAATAATACTTTTGATTTACCTGTACCCATTTCCATAAAGTACGCAAAATTTTCTTTGTCCCACGATGCTTCTAATGCATCTAATTGATGACCATACGGCTTAGTTTTAAATTTATAGTTCATAATTTGCTTTTTCTTTCTAAAAGTGTATATATTATTACAAAAGGAAAAAGTCAATGCCAAAAGTGTATTTAGTACAAGACATCCCTGTCGATAGAGAAACCGGTCAACCCAAATATAATATAATGGGTGCACAAAAATATGGCGAGATTACGGTTATGCTTCCTGCAAGAGCACAAATGATTTTTTCACCAGGACCTTTGATTTTTCAAATAAGAGATAAATTAAAAAGTTTTACAGAAGAAGATTATTTATTATTATCTGGTGATCCTGCAATTATTGGAGTGACATGTTCAATAGTTTCTGATATGACTAACGGCAAATACAAGTTGTTAAAATGGGACAGACAGGAAAAAACATACTACCCAATCGAAATAAATATTTTTCAGAACTAGTTGACAAACTAGAATTATCCTATATATACATTTTACGAAAGGCAAAATTATGAATATAAATTTAAGACAGGATGCACCTGATCAAACTGATAACGTTGATGTCAATGAATTATCAGAAGCAATAGAACAATTTAAAACTGTTAGCGCACAAGTATTGGCTACAGAACAAAAACTAAAAGAGTTTAAAGCTCAAGAAAAATATATTTCTGAATTTGTAATTCCAGAAATTATGGACAAACAAAATTTAAAAACTGTAAAACTAAAAGATGGTTCTGAACTATCTGTAGGTGATAGGTTTTTTGCTTCATTCAAAGCAGACAAAAAGAATGAAGGTATCAAATGGCTTCGAGACAATGGCTTAGGTGATATTGTAGATAATAATATTACAGTAACATTTGGTCAAGGCGAAGATAACAAGGCTGTCGAATACGCTAGCCTTGCGAGAGAGCGTGGCTATGAACCAACTCAACAAGAGAAGGTTCACCACGCTCGACTCTCTGCAGTGATGAAGGAATGGAAAACAAATGGTAATGAAGTTCCTGCTGATCTGTTTAATACACTAGAAGGTAAAAGAACTAGTGTAACTAATAAAAAATAAACAACTAAAATACTAAACTAATAAAGGAGTAAATAGTATGGACAAACAAGTCGTAAAAAAGAATAGTG